GCCGTGGTGGCCGAGCTAGCCGCGCCGTTCGCCTTGGATGCCGCAGTGCTCGCGGCCGTGGCCGCCGCGCTGGCGTTCGTGGTGGCGGTGTTGGCCTTGCCTGTGGCGGTGTTCGCGGCCGCGGCCGCCGTGTTCGCCGCCGTCGCGGCCGTGTTGGCCTTGCCTGCTGCGGTGTTGGCGCTGCTGGTTGCCTTGTCGGCGTCGAGGATGAGCTGTTCGATCCGGCCGAGCTTGTCGTCCGCGTCGGGTGACGTGGCGTCGAACACGGCGCGTTCCACGAGCCCGTAGAAGTTGCGCGAGCACACCTTGTGGCCGCCGCTGCTGATCTCGATGCCCAACAGGATGCGTCCGGGCTTGGCGAGCGCCTTGCGGGGCACCGCTGCGCGGAACGTGGCCGTGGCCGCGCCGCTGACCGGGCTCATGGTCACGCGGTCGCCGAGGCTGCTGCCGGGACTGGTGTTGTAGTCGAGCGCGCAGGTGATTTCGGCGGTTGTGGTGATGGGTGTGCCGTTGTCGGTGAGTTCGACGGTGATGGTGCGGCCGTTGATGTCGCCGGCGTTGAGGCGTATGTCTGCGATGTAGCCGTTGGCTAGGTCGAGTTGGATGGGTTCGCCTGTGGCTTCGCGGAAGCTGTCAAGCGTTGCCATTGCCGTCGTCCTTGTTTTCGAGCTGGCTGCGGAGTTCGGCTATCTGCGCGTCCTTGATGTCGCACATGGCGGCGAGTGTGGCGATCTGCCGGTTCGCGTCGGCGAGTTGTTCGGAAAGCTTCTGCGATACGAGTCGGTCGAAGCTGACGTACTGCTGGTCATCGTTCATTTTTCTACTACCTTTCATCTGGTTATTGGTTGCGGCATGAGGCTTGCGTAGAAGCTTTCCTCGTCGTTGTCGATGGCATTGGCAACCGTCTTGTCCGAGAGCAGGTCGGAAAGCGCCTGTGCGTCAACGCAGGACGTGTCTATGCCGGTTCCGGCGTCTGAGTCTTCGAGGGCGTATGTCGATACCGATTGCGCCTGTTGCGGGATGGTTGGTAGGTGCATGCCTTTTCTGGTGTCGTTGCGGGCTACAGTCAGCGGATCGTTCTGGACGGTTCCGTCATCGGCGAGCATTGACATGTCCGCCGCACTGTCGTTCAGCGCCGCTTCGAGCGCTTCATAGGCCTCCGTCCAGACCCCCCTGCCGGTTGACGGATCGTATCGCGTCGTGTCCTCGACGCCTTGCATTATCGCGGCGACTGCTTCGGCTGTGGATCCAAGTCCGAGCAGTGCCGTCCAGGATGCAATGGTTCCTGGGGAGAAGACGAATTGCTGGTATCCGTTGATGGGTTCGTCGCAGTTGACGATGATGTTCCCGTCGCTCATTGTCATGGTTTGTCTCATGTTTGGCTTTCCTTATTTGACGAGCCATCCGAAGGTGTCGCAATACATGTCGACCGTACATGGGTTCCGGTCGGCGTTGTACATTAGGATGTCCCATCCGGATTGTCCTCCGGTGTTTTTGACGTGCATGATGATGCCGCCCCATTCTCCGTCAGCGTTTGCGACGGCGTAGTATCTGCCGTATTTTGCCGGCGATGACACGGTGAAGTGCACGGTCGCGGCCGCACCGACCGATATTGCCCCGCCGTTCGGCATCCATGCCTTCCATGCCCTGGATCCATCGAGTGTGTGACGGTTCGTATAGCCCCCGAGGAAGCCCCCTAGGTAGAGGTATCCGGTGTTGATGTCCGCCTTCACCCCGACGGCGCCGTTTGGATCCCATGCCGCAAGTTCCGAATACGTGTCCATCGCGTTTGTGTCTGGAGAGGCCGAAGACACCAGTCGTGCGCCGGAGCTGTTCGCGTCATTTGACGACAGGCTGTAGTCGCGCATGACGAGTGCCTGGAAGACACCTCGCATCTTGGCGTTGTCGGTTTTCGTGCTGCCGACTCGTACGAAGGCGCCTGGATCTGTGTTCGCGCGACGACCGCCGTTGAAGGTGAGCGTCGAGATCTCGCCCATCTCGGAATTCGTGGACTCGGCAGCGATGTATGGCTGCTGCGCCGCCGTGGTTGCGTGGATGAACGAGATGCCGGCGCCGGTGATGTCGGCGGATCCTCCGATCGGCTTCTGTTTGAATTTCGGGCTCATCCACAGGCGAGATCCGGACGTGCCAGTCTGGAAGGTGCCGGTGAGCGTGTTATGGACTCCGTCGCCGTCGAGATGAACCGTTTCGAATCCGTTCGCGTCGCTCATGCTGAAGATTCCGGAGTCGAGGTTCCAGTAGCTTCTCGCGCCGCTGATGATGCCGCTTCGCAGGTAGGTGGCGTTGACGTACAGCAGTCCTCCGCTCATGTACAGGCCCTGCAGCTGGCCGTTGTTCGTGAGCTTGTTGAAGATGTACTGTTGCGTGAGCGCCTTCTCGAACGTGTTCACATGGCTCGTGGCCGTGTTGTCGGCATACGATTTGGCGGCTTCGAGCGTGCTGGTGTCGCCGGCCGCTGCCGCCTTCTTCGCCGCCTCGAGGGCCGCGTTCGCCTTGTTCGTCGCATCGGCCTCGGCGTACTTCTTCGCTTCGGCGAGCGCGCCGTCGGCGTATTCCTGCACGGTCTTGCCGCCCACGGCGCTGCGGGCGGACAGGCTGAATTCGCCGGTGTCCATATCCCAAAAATTGAGGCCTGCTGCGTCGGAGAGTCGGCCGGTGAAGATGGTGTCGGCGAAGAGGCCCTTGCCGTTGGCGAGGCTGCGGAAGTCCCAGTCTCCGTTTGCTTTCTTGTGGTCGGCGATGCGCCAGTAGCCGCCGCCGATGTGGATGCATTGGGTGGGGTTCTGGTCTTCGGGCTTGTCGTACACGTAGATGCCTTGGCCGGGTTTGAGGTACGTGTATCCGCCGGTGGCGTTCATGATCTGGTTGATGCGGTCGATGAGGTCCTTCATGTACGGGCCGGTGCCGCCGGCGGCGCTGTTCCATGCGCCGGAGTTGGAGACGAGTTTGTCGAGGGCCTGCTGTTGGGCGGCGAGGCGCTGCGTGTAGGATTGCCGGATGTTGCCGAGGGTGATCTTGGTTTCGGCGAGGCTGCCGGCTAGGTCTTCCTCGATCTGGAGGATGCGGCCTTCGAGGCGGAGGGGATTGGTGAAGCTGGTGTCGATGATCTGCACGCTGTCGCCGACGTCCGTGCCTTCCGGGTCGTATCCGGCTTGGCCGAGTGCGGTCACGTCGGCCGTGTAGCTGACGGTCGGCGTGGTGCGGGTCTTGAGCGCCGCTTTGGTGAGGTTTAGGAGTTCCTTGGGGTCTTCGCAGTCGGGGAAGTCCACGCTTGCTTCGCTGTGGTGTCTGGTGCCGTCGGGGCCGGGTATGCCCCAGTTGGCGAGCGCTTGGTCGTCTTGGACGTAGGGTTTGCCGTTGTTGACGTCGGCGAAGCTGATTTTGCGGCTGTATCCGCCGGTGGCCTCGCCTTGGTCGTTGGTTTGTTCGATGCCTTTGCCCCACCCGTAGAGGCGGGTGATGACGTCGCCGCTGTCGATGTCGCGTTTGATTTGGGTGAGGTCTTTGCCGTATTCGAAGCGTTTCGTGGTGTTGGCGGTGCCCCGGTGTTCGACGAGGTGGATGATGCGCCGGCCGATCCGGTTGCCGGTCGGGTCGGGCTGGTATTCGGTCTGGACTTCGAGCCCGTAAGTGTCGGCGGTCTTCTGGGCGGCTTCGAGGACGGTGCAGTGGTAGAAGGCGAGGTCGGCCATGCCGGTGATGGTGCCGGTCTCGACGGTGCCGACCGTCCACCGGGTGCCTTCGAGGGCTTTGGCGAGGCAGGCTTTGGCGTTCGCGTTGCGGTTGCGTTTGTCCTCGATATAGGTGCGCGAGAGTTCCGCGATGCTGCCGGTGCAGTAGGCGACGGTGACGGGCATGCCTGCGGCGCGGGCGGTCTGGGTGGACTGGCACAGGTATTCCGCCCAGCGGCCCATCGAGTCCTTGAAGACGATGCGTTCGTCCTTGTTGATCTCGCCGATGGTGGTGATGTCGAGGGTGTCGGTGCCGTCGGTGGCTCTGGTGCGGATGGCTTTGATGGCGTAGGGCAGGTCGCCGAGCGGGTTGCCCCAGCGGTCGAAGATCATGTATCGCATGAGTGTGCTCCTAGATGAGTGTGAGTGGCCTGTACGCGAGACTGGCGGCGGTGGCTCCGGTGAGGGTGAGCATGTTCAGGCCGGGCAATAGGGGGAAGTAGTCGGATTCGAGGGTTGGGGCCATGAGGTTGCCGTTGACGCGCAGCTCCCGGTGGTCGGGGTCGGTGTCGATGGAGATGCGTCCAGTGATGGCGGTGGTGGACGTGACGGCGAGTTTGTGGCCGTGCGCGTCCTTGATGCTGACGGTCTTGGCGTCGGCGGCGGGGGTGAGCGTCCATGTGGGCCAGCATGGCCGGTTGCCTTTGACGTGGATCGTGTTCGCGTCCGTTTTGAGCGCGATGGATCGGCTGCGGCCGATCAGGTAGGGGTGGACGTCGATGCTCACGGTGACGAGCGTGGCGATCTGTCGGGGGCCGGCCCATTTGTCCTCCCATGCGCCGAGGCTCATGCGACCCTCGTATTCGCCGGGCAGGCTGCGCCATGAGAGCGTGACGATGGTGCCGGCGAGGGCGGCGAGCCGGGTTTTGGCGGCGAGGATGTCGTCTTCGCCGCCGATGGCGTACAGGCTGAGCGTGATGGCGCGGTTGCCCATGTACGCGGCCCCGGTGGGGTCTTCGAGGGTGAGGTCGAGTTGTCCGTCGCGGCCGGGCATGTCCTGCGTGCTGGTTGTGGGCTTGGTGGCGTCGATGGTGATGCCGTCGGCGGCGAGGGAGAACATCATGCGTTCCAGCGGGACGCCGTTGAGCGTGGGGTCTTCGACATGCGGCAGGCGCATGCGTCGCTGGTAGAGCATGATGCTTTCCTCTCTGGTTTTAACGGCCTCTCATGGCGAGGTAGTTGAGTTCGTAGCTCATGGGTTTGGCGAGCTTGCCGGCCATGACCTCGCCGCCTCGGTCGGACAGGTTGAGCGTGATGCCGCTGCTGAGCGCCTGATCGATGGCGTCGATGATGTCCTGTTTGGTCGCGTATTCGCCTTGGCTGCTGTCGATCGTGTAGGCCATCCGGCCGCCCGTTATGCGGGTCTGGTAGGCGTATGGGGTTTCGAGCATGCTGGTGTCGGTCTTCAGGCTCACGGTGGGGATCATGTCGGTCAGACCGTCGATGCTGTCCTCGACGAGGCCGCTGGCCTTGTCGATGCCCTGGGCCATGCCGGCGGGTATCCATTTGCCGACCTCGTCGCGGAAGATGCGTGACGGGCTGTGGATGCCGAGCACGCTCTTGGCCCAGCCGACGAGGCTGCTGCCGAGGTTGCTGATCGTGTTCCTGACCCACTGGAACGCGCCGCCGATGCCGTTGATGAGGCCTTGGATGACCTGACGGCCCGTGTCGTACAGCCATCGGCCCGCCCCGCTGACCGCGCCGAGCACGGTGTCGCGGATGCGGCCGACGGTGTTCGACACGGATTGGATGCCGTTGGACACGGCCGACGTGATCCCGTGCCAGATGTTTCCCAGGAACGAGCTGACGCTGTTCCATACGCTCGTCCATACGCCGCTGATGGCGTTCAGGACGGTCGAGATGGTGTTGCGCACATTCTGGATGCATGTGGACACCACGCCGCTGATCGCGTTCCAGATGGCGGATGCGACGGACCTGACCGCGTTCCAGACGCTCGTCCATACGCCGCTGATGGCGTTGAGGACGTTGCCGATCGTGTTCCTGATGCCGTTGATGATCGGCATGAAGAACGCGACGATCCTGTTCCACACGTCGGTGAAGAACGTGCTGATGGCGGTCCATACGGTGGTCCAGACGGCCTTGATTCCGTCGAGGATGTTCGACAGGAACGCTTTGATGCCGTCCCATGTGGTCGTGAAGAACGATTTGATCGCGTCCCATGCGCCCTGCCAGTCTCCCTTGAGGAGGCTGAGGAACACGACGATGACGGTGCGGATCGCGTTCACCGCGGTCGAGATGTAGCCGCTTATCAGCGTGAAGATCGTGGAGACGACGTTGTAGATCGCCGTCCAGATGGTGCTCCACACGGTGTTCGTGCTGTTCATCTGCTGGGTGATGAACGAGAGTATCCAGCCGAACACGGTGTCGATGCCGTTCTGGATCGCCTGCAAGGGTGCGACGATGAGCGCGCCGATGACGGTGAACACGTTGACGATGAAGTCTCGTATCCCGGTGAAGATCGTCGTGGCGGTCGTGCTGATGCCGGTCCACACGCCGGACAGGAACGTGGTGATCGACGTCCATGCGCCGGTGACGCCGCCGCTGATCGTCTGCCATAGGCCCGTGAAGAAGCCGGCGATGCCGTCCCATGCGGATTGCACGGTACCTGTGATCGTGGCCCATAGGTTGGCGAGGAATTCGCCGAGCCCGTTCCATAGGTCTTGCGCGGTGGCGACGATCGTGTTCCACGTGTCCGTGAGCCATGAGGTGAACGCGGCCCATGCCTTGCGGCCGACCTCGGTCTGGGTGAAGAACCAGACGAGCGCGGCCACGACGGCCGCGACGGCGACGGCGATAGCGCCAATGGGGTTTGCCGCTATGACGGCGTTGAACGCGCCCTGCACGGCGGTCGCCATTTTGGTGGCGGCGCTCCACGCGGTCTGAGCCGTCTTGACGAGGCTGAGGCTGGAGCCCATCTGTTTGAGCATTTGAATCGGGCCGCCCAAGTCCATCATGAGCATGATGCCGTTGCTGATGCCCTTGGCGGCGGTCGTCACCGTGTTCATGGTTCCGGTGAGCGCCTGTAGACCGCTGTTGAGCGCCTGATAGCCCTTGACTGCGGCGAACGCGGTGCCGATGCCGATGATGATGGGCGCGAGTTCCTTGCCGTGCTGGATGAACCAGTTGAGCGTGTCGGCGACGAGTTTGATGCCGTCGGCGAGACCTTCGGGAGGGATCATGTGCGCCCAGTCGATGACCATGTTGACGACGCCCATGATCGCGTCCCTGATGGTGTCCCACGCGGATTTGAACGCGGTGATCGCGCCGTTTTCCTCCAGTTTGGAGTAGAGGCGCTGGAACCAGCCGATGAGCCCTTCGATGCCTGCCTGGACGACGGGCACGGCGTTGGTGACGCCGTCTGCGATCCAGCTCATGCCGCCGGTGATGGCGGGTTTGACGCTGTCGAGCACGCTCGCGCCGAGCTTGACGAACGCGGCTTCGAGGTTGCCGGTGGCTCCCTCGATGGTGCTGGCGGATGTGGCCGCTTCCACTGCGGCGTCGGTGAAGCCGAGCGACATGATCGCGTCGTTGAATTCCTGCGCGGTGATCTGCCCGTCGGCCATCGCGTCGCGGAAGTTGCCGGTGTAGGCTCCGGCCTCCTTGAGTGCCTGTTGGATTTTGCCGCTCGCGCCGGGGATCGCGTCCGAGAGCTGGTTCCAGTTCTCGGTCGTGAGTTTTCCCTGGCCGGCGGTCTGCGTCAGCACCATCGCCACGGACTTGAAGGTGTCGGCGGAGCCGCCGGCGACGGCGTTGAGGTTGCCTGCGGCTTCGGCGAGCTTGTCGTAGTTGGGCACGCCGTTGGCGGCGAGCTGGGCGGTGGTGTTGCGGATGTCGTTGAGGTCGTAGACGGTCTTGTCGGCGTAGTCCTGCGTGCTGGCGGTGAGTTTCCTGATCTGCTGTTCGCTGACGCCGGCGAAGTTCAGGGTGCTGGCGAACTTCTGGGCGCTGTCGGAGGCGCTGGTGATCTCGCCGGACAGGCCCATGAACGCTTCGATGGCCTTGCCCGCGACGCTTTGCGCGATGCCGGTGATGACGCCGAGTTTCGCGCCGAAGCCGCCGGCGAAGCCGTTGCCGGCTTTGATGCCGGCGGTGTTGCCGGCGGTTTCCGATGCGCTGCCGAACGCCGATTCGATGGCCTTGCCGACGCCCTTCATGCTGGGCACGATCTGTACGAACGCGGTGGCGATCTCGATTGCCATGCTATGCCTCCCTGATGGTGGTGCGCGGTGCGGCCAGGTATGCGGCTAGTTGTTCGTCGTCCATCGCCATGACCTCGCCGCCCGTGGCTTCATGCCGGACGGTGCCGGGGCGTTGGAGTTGTCCGCGCCAGCGCGCGCCCTTGCGTGAGGCTTCCTTGGTTTTCGTCCAGGCGAGGAACGCGAGGCTGTCGCGGATGTCGGCGAGGAGGTAGGTCTGGTCGTCCCATGCGAGGCGCGGGTTGATTTTCTGCCAGATGATGGACTGGCGGGGGAGGTTGGCGGCCAGTGCGGCCGCCCGGTTGGCGGGCAGTTCGCCCGTCCATATGAGGTCGGTGTTAAGCCCATAGAAACGCTGGAAGTCCGCTTCGAGCGCGTCGGGTGCCGTGGCGAGCATTCCTATGAGCGTCAGGAGTTTGGGGCGACCTGTTCGAGGAGCTGGGCGATGAATTCGCTGACCTTGTCGATGCTCACGCGCCCGGTGTCGGGGTCGCGCAATGCGTCCTTCATGGCCGTGTACTGGTCGCCGCAGAGCTTCTTGAGGAAGGGGACGATGGCGAACGCGCCGGTACCGTTGCCGGACTGGGCGGTCTGGAGGTCGTAGAGGTATTCGACCATGTCGAGGTCGTTGAAGATCGCGGGGCTGACGGTGACGGTGACGCCCATGGCCTCGACGGTCTTGGGCTGGTTTTTCGGGGTTTTGTGGTCCTGCGGCTGCTTGGCTGCCATATGCGTGTCCTTTCAGAGGGGTGCGCCCGCCGGACGGCGGGCGCGGGGTGGGATCACTTGCTGAGCGAGGCGGTGGTGACGTTGGCGATGTATTCGACGCTGGTGGCTCCGTTGATGAGGTCGCTCGGGTTGGCGCTCATGGTCACGCCGTAGCCGATGGCGTCGCCGGCGCTGTAGGTGGTGTCGTCGAATTCGGTGATGGTGCCGTCGGCGACGACGATGCGCTTGACTCGGTTGCCGGTCATGGCGATCTCGAACACGAGCACGAGGCTTTCGCCGGACGGGATGGCGTGGTAGACGGTGAGCTTGTCTGCGGTGCCGGTGACGTTCGCGGTGCCGAAACGCAGTTTGAGGCTGGCTTCGTTGGTTTCGATCATGTTGAACTGCCATGTCTCGCCGTAGCCGCTGATCTCGGACAGCACCTTGATGCCGCCCATCTCGTTGATGTCGGTGGTGTCGGTGTCGGTGGCGTTGGTGACGCCGTCCTCCGACAGGTAGCCGACGCAGGTGTAGGCTGCCGGCAGTGCGGTGGTCGCGTCGGCGGGCAGGGCGGTGCCGGCGGGCGCGTAGTAGAGGCAGCCGGTCTTCTTGGGCTTGCCTAGGCTGACGTTTTTCTTGTTGTTGTGGTTGGTTTCGGCCATGATGGTGCCTTTCGGATGGGGCGGCGTCGTCTTATTGAGCGGCGGCGTCGAGGCTTATGGTGATCTGGTATCGGGGCTGGGGCGGCGGGCCGGGGTCGGGCAAGTCGATGACGCTTTCCACGCCGACGGCGGCGATGGGGTCGAGCAGGTCGAGGTCGAGCAGTCGAGGCAGCACTTGGCCCGTGGCGAGCTGGGCGGCCTGCCATCGGCTTTCCGCCCATACCTGCACGGCGAGGATGGGGTGGCTGCTGTATTCGAGTTCGCTGCCGCCTACCCGTTCGATGGTGACGAGCCGTTTGGGCCGGTCGGCGGGCACTTCGAGGTATGCGGTCAGGCCGTCGCCGTCGGGGTCGGCGTCGATCCAGTCCTTGACTGTTTTTTCGAGGTTGAGTCTCATTGCCGTTTCACCGACTTGAGCAGCGTGTTGTGTTTCGCGTTGTCCTCCATCGCCTTCACGTTGCCTTCGGAGCCGTGCCCGGTCGTGGCGAGCGCGACGCTGCCTTTGGGGGTGCTGACATGGGTTGCGGCCTCGTAGGTCGCGCCTTCGACCTGTGCCATGCCGTTGGCACGGGCGGCGATGAGCGTGGCCTGTTGGTCGATGGCCTGCTGGATGGGTGCTGATTGGCGTACCGCACGGAAGCCGGCGAGGTTGAGTTTGACCTTTGCCATGCGTTGCTCTCCTAGCCTCTGGTGTCGGCGAGTTCGACGGTGAGGTTCCAGCGGGTCGGGGTCATGCCGCCCGTGTAGGGGCGGGGGTCTCCGATCACGGTGTATTCGACGCCGTCGATTCTCGCCTTGGCCCCGCGCAGGCTCCGGTAGGGCCATGCGCGGGGCATGTGGATGGTTTTGGCGGTGCGGATGCCGTCGGGGCGGATGGGGTCGGTGGAGTTCGACTGGCTGCCGTCCTGTATGAGCACGTCTTCGACGGTTTCCTCGCTGGTGTCCCAGATGATGCCGCCGCCGGGGTCCTCGCCGGCTTTGACGCGGTGGATGAGGGTGATGGTCTCGCCTCTCATGCCGCGCCTCCGGCCATGTCGTAGGCCCATGCCTCGCCGTCGCCGCCCAACGCTTCCTTCTCGCTCGTGGTGAGGTAGAGGTCGCCGGCGGGGTTGGCGTAGCTCAGGCTTTCGCTGTAGCTGCCGGCCGTCTGGGTGGACTGGGTCACGCCCGACATGTCGGGGCCGGCCTGCATGGCTCGTTTGACGGCCATGCAGGCGATGCGCTTCAACGTGGCGGGCTTGGCGTTGGCCCATTGGGGGCAGGTGGTGCGGATCAGGTCGCTCGCGTCCTGCAGCAGCGTCTCGGCGCGGGTTCGTTCGTCGCCGGTGAGCTCGTGCCATCGGGCTTCGAGGTCGCCGACCTGCGCGAACGGCTTCTCGTCGCCCGTTTCGTCCTCTCCCCCGCCGTCTGCCGTCACGGTTGTGCCGTCGGACAGGTTGAGCGGGGTGCTGGGGTATCCGTCCATGCGGGGTCTCCTTAGGCGAGCAGGCCGGCGGCCTTGAGCTTGGTCAGCGTGGCGTTGACCTTCGCGATG